GACCATTCGTACCAGATCCAATCCGAAGACGACCCGTCGCTCGATACCACGGTCCAGTACGTCGAGCGCCGAGGGGATCGATTGATCGCCCGAGGGCACAACGGCCAGGACTATGCGGTTTCGGGTTTGGGCAAGTACGAGCTCAAAACGATTCGGAATTGGCTCCGGCGCTAGCCCGGGTCGAATTGGCGACAACGCCCAACGTTTGCGACGTGTGGGCGTTTTCTCGTTGGATGGCCTAGTTCCCCCAACCTCTATAGCGACGCGACCGGTGCAAAACGGTGCGGTTTGTGGGGCTCGAAAACATTCTTCGAGAATCCAAAACATTACTTTCCACATCGGCTTGATGTTCTTCCCAACGCATGGGAAATGTGTTGTAACGCCAAACGAAAACCCCAACGCAAACACGGAGAAACGACGATGAACGACACCGCAACAAACCCAACGGTCGCAGCGATCCAGGAACAACTCCACCGCCTCGAGTGGATGATTCCGGACGCCAAGAAACGGGTCGCGAAGGCTGCAGAGCAAATGCTCTGGCGAGCACAACGAGCCGTAGAGGATGCAACCGCGATGCTCAACGACCAACCCTGCAGCTTGAGCTGGACGGATTTCGCCGACGGAGATCTCCGCGAAGCCAAAGAAGCCAAGGCAGAGCTCAACAAGCTCTACGAACAACAAAAGCTCCTGCAGTACCTGCTCAAGAACCAATAGTCGCCAACACCGCAACACCCCACCACAAGGAACCAGACGATGACCACCGCAGACAAGCAAGCTAACGAAAAGATTCTCCGCGACGCCTTCCGCACGATGGACCCACACCAAGCCCAAGAGATCCGCGAGGCCTACTACAAAGCAGTTGAGGGGCTTCGAACTTTGGCCGACATGCTTGAGATCGCCGACGCACAACAACCGCAGACCGCTGGCCCGCTTCTTACCGAACACCTCCTGGCCTGCGAAGCGATCGACGCGATGAAGAAAAGCCAACTCGGAAAGATCCTCTAAACGAAAGTAGCTCCTACGATGATCGATGCACCCAAAGTCGGAGACCGGATCCGATTGATTCAAATGCCCGAGGACCCCAATCCGATTCCTACAGGTTCGCTTGGTACCGTCTGTGCGATCCAACCGCACCATGGATGGACGCAGGTCGAAGTCGATTGGGACAACGGCCGGAGTTTGATGCTCTCGCTGCCCGACGACCTTGTTGAGATCGTTATCCCTGACCAATCCGATTCCTAGAAAGACCCAACCATGTCCACACGAGCGACGATCGCATGTGCTAACGAGGATGGGACGTTCCAGGCGACGTACCTGCACTACGATGGCTATCCGGAACATGCTGGCGTGATTCTCGATCAACGTTTTAACTCCATCGAGAAAGTTTCGGCACTCTTGGCCGGTGGTGAACTTCGCAGCCTGACCTCCGAGGCCGGTGGCCCGGAGTACTTGGCTCGGGCTCGGCCACCGAAGCATCTTTGCGACAATCGTTCTCTGCTGGAGTTCGCACGCAACTGCGATGCGAACTACCTGTATGTTTTCCAAAACCAAACATGGCATTGCCAGAAGCTGTAACGCTACTTTGCGTCTGCCGCACGCATCGGGATCGGTGATGTCCCCGTCCGCTCTAGGATCGCTGGCTTGCCTGTGAAGCGCTGGTACCGATCGACGATGACATCGCTGTAGAGCGGATCGAGCTCCATGAGGAACGCATGCCGACCCGTCTGCTGGGCAGCGATCAAGGTCGATCCGCTCCCACCGAACAGATCGAGAACGTTCTCCCCTGGTCGCGATGAGTACTGCATCGCGCGGACCGCAAGTTCGACGGGCTTCTCGGTAAGGTGGACCATCGACTGCGGATTGACCTTCTTGATCTGCCACAGATCCGTAGCGTTGTTGGGCCCGAGATACACGTGCGCGGCCCCCTCGAGCCACCCATAAAAGCAATTGTGGGTGACAAGCCCGTCGGCAATATAGTGCTCGTGCGTATCGACCCCCAGGGAGACAACCTCACCGGAGTAGTCCTGGACATCAACGGCCCGGATCGGACTCCATTCCACACTTTGGCCACGCTGCGGAGTTGGAACCTCCATGCTGCCAGGAAGGAGATTACACGAGCGTACCTGGATCGACTGCCGCGCTCCAAACTTTGCTCTGGTATCGCTTGAGTCAACAAACGGATACTTTCGGTTTCGATTGAAATGCGCAAGTGCGTTGCAAGCAGCAGCTTCCTGGGCATCCGCATCAAGTTGACCGTAAAAGTCTCTGATGTGATCACTTTGCCTGTGCGACGAGCTTCGGTTCGTTACCCAGCATGTCTGAGGAATCCCAAACTGAATCGACACGAGTTGCTCTTGCATCCGAGCCTCCGCTGCCGAGTCATGCAGCGAGAGAATCCAAGCTTGGTCTCCTAGCTCATGGAGCAATCTTCCCTTTACACCAAAGCCCCAGGTGGTTCGCATCTTGGTCATGCCAACGCGCCACCAAGTGCCACGACGCATCAAATACACGCACCATCGAGATGGGTAATCCGCTGTCATGCGGACGGTCCAGATGTGACCATCGGTACCCCAAGATTGCTTCGTTGGAGTCGTTACGCCATAAAGCTTTCCTCCGTAAGGGCGTCTGCCGACTTTGACTCGGTAGCCATCTCGCAAGCCAACGATTGCTGAGCTGTGCGAGTAATAACTAACCACGCGGTCATCGTCACGCATTTGGCCCAGCGTGCTCGTGCCTCCGGCTGTTTGAACCATGGTATCTGGCGGTTGGCACCACTCATGGGCTCCCATAAAGTCTTTACGGGTAAGCACCGGATGCATCTTGTCCCAGATGATCGCTTGGCTGAAATACAGACCATGCTTCCTCAGGAACGGGGGATAGTTGCCGCAGTTGGCATACCCACCCCAGATGTAGAAGCCACGCCCTGGGTCGAGAACCCGAGCCATATTTCCAAACCATGCATCGAGCAATCGATCGAACTCTTGATCGCTCACAAAGTCGTTGGCCAGGGGACGATCCTTGGCTCGGAGCTTCTTGTGCGTTGCAGGATGTTTCGGCTTACCGGTATCGTGGTCTACCCCAAACGAGGCTGCATTGCCTTGGCCCCCTTTAAGTTTTTTAGAGGCGCTATCGTTAGAAAACGATGACAATCCGGCTGCAATCGCGTTGTTAGACCGAGGTTCGACTTTCACGTTGTAGGGTGGATCCGTGTTGACCAGCTGGATGGTCTGGCCACCTAAAAGTCGATCGAGGTCCTCGGGTTTCGATGAATCGGCGCAGAGTAACCTGTGGTCTCCGAGGATCCAAAGATCACCGGGTTGGGTCACCGCTTCATCTGGAGGTGCCGGCACATCATCCGGATCCGTGAGCCCCTCGTTGACGTCGCCACTCATGAGCTTTAGAAGCTCATCGGGATCGAAACCAAGTAGCGACAGATCGAAACCGGCCGTTTGCAGTTCGCCGAGTTCGATTGGGAGCAGGTCGAAGTTCCAATCGGCAAGTTCCGAACTCTTGTTGTCGGCGATCCGGTAGGCCTTGATCTGCTCTGGGGTAAGATCCAAAGCCACGTGCACCGGCACCTTCTCAAGCCCAAGCTTGTGCGCGGCTTTGAATCGGGTATGTCCACAGATGATCACCCCTTCGGTATCCACAACAATCGGTTGTCGGAACCCGAACTCCTTGATGCTACTGGCAACAGCATCGACCGCATCATCATTGATGCGAGGGTTGTTCGGATAGGGTTTGATGTCCGCTATGGGTCTGATTTCAATCTTCATTTTCGTTTCCTCAACATGCGTTTAATGTGAAATTCCAAGACGCCTCGATGGCATCAAGCGTTCCGTAGTGGCCCAACCCAGGTTCCAAAGGGACCGTTCCAACCCCCTGGCAATCTGGATCACGTCGGTTCTCGCAAACTCGTCTTTGCGTTGCATTTCGTTGCTAAAAGTCCTCCTGGTTGAAAATTCGGACTAGGAAATAAAACTCTGTCTAACTTGGCGATTTTTCCCAACGCCCTTAAGTGGGGTTTAAGGGCGGGGGAGGACCCATTAGGGCAATTTGGACCAAAGTAGTGCCAAAATGGCACACCCGCACATGTGGCCACAGTTGGCCTTTTTACGCGATCTTTCGCTAAATGGGCACTTTGATCGAACGTGGTGCTTTGAACGCGTCAGGCGCAAACGTAGGCGTTTGTGAGCGAAGCCTGTAAGCAGGCTTGCAAGAACTTGTAAAGGATGCATGTCATGGAGCAGCATCGAAACAAATACATGATCTGAGACATTCGTATCAGTTGCCGACTCAGCAGGGTTCAAGCGACGCTTGGTGTCATTCTTCGCTGGTCGAGAAGCGCTCTTTGAACGTCGATTTCCGATCGCATTTTGGGGGCCATTACCGTCCACAAATTTCAGTGCGTCGACGACCTTTAAAATCGACCAGTGCGCCGGGTTGCGCTGGGTACTTTTATTGATTCCCATGCGCGTACGCGCATGGAAGATAATGAAGTGACATAGCGCAACCCGGCGCAACGTGCAAATTTCCAGGGTTTTTGACAGTCTTTTGTGTTGCTTCGAATCAGTCATTTTGATCACTTTTTGAGAAAGAAATGCCCTCGAAAACCTGCTTGTTTCGGAACCGTCCAAAGTTGCGTTTTGAGTGTGCAAAACGGGTCTGCATTTGCTTCGAAAATCGGACCTGGCTCAGGTCGCCTCCCCAGGTTCGATAGGCGTCAAAAAGCTCTGATGAAGCGACCACAAGTTCCGGTGAAACCTCACAGCAGTCGGCAATGAACCGACCCAGCTCATCCGAACTTCCGCGATACGATGTTGTCTCGCTAATGACGGATTGAGGCTCTGTAAAGCCGTTTTTGCGCCAGTCTTTGAACCCTTCTAGGAGCCAATTTAGGATTCCTGGACCTTCCTCGCTAATGAGCAGTTTGTGGTAGTCTGGAATGGGTTTTGTTACCGTCCGGAGGTCTACTCTGAAGGGGATAAGCTTGATGCGACGCCAGATGCCCTCGTCTGTGCCATTGATTTGTGGCAGATGGTTCGTGCTTAGCCAAAACTTGTGCGTGCGACGAAAGCTCCAATAATCCTCACGCATCCGTCTTGCTGTGATCTGCTCGTCGCCTGTTAATTCCTTGACCCGAGCTTCTCGGAGCTTTGAGCCTTCATCGGGCTCGCTGATGGCAACCAAACGCCGCTGGTAGAGCGATGCGATGATCGTGTCATGCTCGTTGGTTGTGCCAAGCAGCAACTTACTAGGTGCCAACATGGCATAGTCGCCAAGCAATTCGACGATTGCATTCCAGAGCGTTGACTTGCCGTTGGCACCCGAGCCATAGCAGATTGGAAGAATATGCTCGCCGACATCCCCCGAGCACGAATAACCCAGAAGGGCTTGGATGTATCGCTTGGCTTCCTCGTCGCTTCCGAATATCAGATCGATGAATGCTCGCCACTTCGGACATGAAGCCTTGGGATCGTATGCGACGTTGGCGATTTGGGTAATGGAATCGGTCTGACGATGATCGCGAAACTCCGATGTGGATAAATCGAGAGTTCCGTTTTGTAGATTCAGGAAATAGGTGTTCTGGTTTAATAGCTCGTGATCGATCGTCGTCCTACCATCGCACCGAGCTAGCGATACGACGTTCTCGATCGTGGTCTTGCGATTGGCCCGTCGGCAAAATTCAGCCCATTTCTCTTGCTGCTCCTCGCTTTGAATACCTCGCATCCTGTCCCAGTAATTGCGAACCAACCTGCGTGCCAATCGAGTCGTTCGACTTTGATCGATATCGATCTTCCATCGCTTTGAGTCCCAGGCGAGCCATTTCTTCCAAGATGGCACATATCGCAAGATGGTTTGATTGCCGTCGATAAACTCCACGGCCATAGCGTTTTCAGTCTGATCGCTTCTGAAATCCCAATCGATGTCCGTGTTGGGAAATCCGATTTTTTGAGGAATCTGGCTTGGTGGCTTGGGGGCAACTGAACGCTTTTTCGTCGGATCATACTGCTTGGTGACCTTCTTTAACGCATTGGCGATCGTCCGCTGTCCATAGGTTTCGTTGCCGTGTTTTTGATCCCATTTCTCACGCATCAACTGTGAACGTCTGAAGATCCGATCGATCTGAGCAGCATCCTTGGTGAAGTAAGCGAGGGTAAAGACAACCGATGAGTCCGCCTCGCTGGCTGAATTGAAATACAAGTTCCAATCGCCATTCCACAGAGCTTGAAACTTCGCGCCCGACGAGCGACGTCGGAATGCCAGATTGATGATCTGGTCGTCGCTTAGACAAACCGAACCACTATCGCTTGGCTGGGGACCTCCGCTAGCCGAGGGAGTTCCGTTAGTGCCTGGCTCATCGTTGCCAAACACCTGTGCATAAACAGCGTCAAGGGATTCCTGTCGAACATTCACCTCGCTGGGAGCACTAGCGATACGATTTCCGGTGACTGTGAAAAAACGATCGCGATCATAGATCTCGACTTCACCGTCGTGATACGCCTTGCGGCAGCGGGATCCAGGCTTACTGGCTTTGATGAATACCTTTAGGCCCAAGCCTGACGGACTGATCTCGGTGTAGCTGTCGAGTCGATCGACGATCTGCTGTGCCCATGGCTTGAGCTCTCTGGTGGCTTCGTCGATGGAATCATCTAGGTCCACGCCGCAGTACGGATCATCGGCCGAAAAGACAAAGCCGATACCAGCAAGTGATGCATCACGCTCGCAGGCTTGCATCGCCTGTGAGAATGGTCCCCAGGTTGATGGGTCAGTCGAAGAGGCAAGCAACCCATTATGTGGATTTACAGGTGCCTTGGTCTGCTTGCCGCCTCGCTCGACATACTTCCAAGCGACCCACTGATGGCAGTCACGGATGCTTGCTGGACAATTTCGTTCAATGGCTTCACTCAAAGTGACACCTCCGTGGCTTGAGCGGTCTCTTTGGCCCAGCGATCAAGGAAGGTTCGGCGCTGGCTAACACTGTTCTTTTTCACAGCGTTGGAAAGTCCCCAGCGATCGCCGACCAAGATGCAGTGCTTCGACGCGCGAGTCACTGCGGTGTAGAGCCAATTCCGATCGGCGAAGAAATGGGATTTATGGCACAGTACGACCACGCAACGGAACTCGCTCCCTTGGGCTTTGTGCGCAGTCAACGCGTAAGCAAGCTGGACATTAAGAATCTGGTCATCCTGGACTAGCTTGCGACCGTGCCCATCGAAATCGATGACGTACCTGGTCCCCGCTTCGGTATCGATCTCAGAGACAATACCAAGGGTGCCATTCATAACCCCCATGCAGTAATCATTGGCCGTCTGGATGACTTTGTCTCCGACTGCAAACTTGCGATTGACTTCACCGTGGAGTAAGTACTGCATCATTCCATTGATGGCCTTGGTACCGAGAGGACCAATATGCGTCGGCGTGATGATTTGAACATCGATGACAGGGTCTAGACCAAGCCGATCCGGAATTCGATTCAGTACCAAATCGCGCAGGTAAACCTGGATCTGCATGGGGTCACTGAAGGAATCGATCACGCTCCAGCCTGGATCTCCCAGAGCCGTTGGCATCACGCGCTGCGATAGAATCGCCATGCTGTTGGACTTGAGCACACCTGCCTGCCGAACTACCTCATCAAGAACAAACGTCGGCACAAGCTTGTGTTTGATGCAGTCTCTAAGAACATTCCCAGCGCCTACAGGGGGCAATTGATTGTGGTCACCAACTAGAATGAGTCTGGTTGTGCCTAAGTCGATGCGTCGTAGTAATTCAGCCATCAAGGGGACATCGACCATCGATACTTCGTCTACGATGACCACATCGAAGGCATCGCTTGGAGCATCACCAGTTTCTGTGTTGCTGGGTATCGAAAGGCTCCGTCTTTGAAACTCATGGCCGTTGTACTCGAGCAACCGGTGGACCGTCTTGGCTTCGAGCGTTAGCCCTTGGGATCGCAGCGACTCCTCGATCCGTTTTGCGGCCTTCCCTGTGGGCGAGCAAAGTGCAACCTTGAGATTGGCTGCTTCGAAGGTCTTCGCCAGGCGAGCCAGAGTGTGCGTCTTCCCGGTACCCGCTCCTCCAGAAATCACAACGATCGCATGAAGCATTGCAGCCTCGTAGGCGGCTAGCTGTGCACGTTTGAGACCTTCCCCGTGCGCCGGTCTGATCCCCAGCGGACGAGTCACGTTGCCGTAATTCTGAAAACACTGGTGGATGAACCACTCGGATTCCGCGTAATAGGCCAGAGCGACAGCATCCTCGTTGAGGATAAGCTTCCCTTGCTCGATGGTTCGCTCGAGAGCAACCTCGATGGTTGACTGGCAGTCAAGCGAATCCAGGAGCAGCAACTCAGTTGCCTTGTGAACCAGCTCGTCGCGAGATATCCATGTGTGACCGGAGTTGACCTCATCGAAAACCAAATAGCACAAAGCGGCTTCGAGCCTTCCTGGGTGCTCTTTTGGAACCCCCATGGATCTTGCTATCTTGTCGACTCGCTTAAAACCGTAGCCTTTGACGTACTGAATGATCAAATACGGATCGGCTCTTAGTACACCAACGACCGAGGAGCCAAACTCCTCGATCAAGGCTTCCATTTGAAGATGGGAGAGCCCAAAGCTTGCTAAGTAGGAACGGACCTCATTTTGTGCGCTGTTGGCGATCCATGCTTCCCGCATTGAATGCAATGTCTGCTTAGGGATCCGCAGTGCACGATTGAGTTCTTGAACATCCTGACGAATCACGCGATCAAGGTGCTCGGCGCTGCTGACGTACTGGACAATCTTGCGGGCTGTGGATTCCCCGATCCCAACGAACGCAGGATGTTTTGCTAGGTATTGCACTAACCCTTCAGGGGTTTCGGGCAAATCGTAAGTCACGCTTTTGGCGTCGAACTGGTCACCATACTTTGGGTCGCTTTTCCACTGCCCTGTGAGTGTGACCGAGTCACCTTCACTGACGCAAAATGGCCCACGGAAGCGAACACGGACGCCATCTTGGCCGACCAGTGCACCGGCGCAGAATTTGGCGCTAGTGAAGTACACTCGATCGACCGAACCAGAGATTTGCTTACTCATGGCAAAGATCCCCTTTGCTAGAGATCTCCCGAATGTACGACCGAAGAAAGGCGTCGGTAAAACGTACGGCAGCGGGTCTGGATCCACACCAGAACACTGGCACCTTGTATTTGATGCCGATGTAGGTTGCCGCCCCAAGAAGCGATTGTGGAGAAACCGCTCTAAGTGAATCGGTGTGCTTATTGCAAAGTACAGCATTCAGATCCGCTTCAACCACGATGCACGCAGCATCCATCGCCGATAGCTTTTCAAGCTCCCGAGCAAAACGATCGTAATCGTGAATCACAGTGCCAACGAAGTCCGAGAGGCTTTTTCGCTCGACGGCCACTTGCTGTTCAAAACCGTGCACGGAGTAATCGCCAGCATCAAGCTTGGCTTTTAGAACTTCACATGCAAACGTGTAAGGCTCTTTTTCCCTTGAGTCGATCACTATTCGGAAATCCATGTTTTCCTTTTTGAAAATCTCGGAGTAACGAGAAAGAAAAAGCCGAGACAGGCTCGGGGAGTCTGGACTAGGAAACGCGATAGGAACCCGGCAAAAGAACCACATCGCGAAGGACTATTTCCATGTCACGCCATCCTGTCTCGGCAGCATGCCGTCGCTAAAAACAAATAGTGCCGATCAAACAAACAACCAGCTAAAACGGAAGGTTCTCTCCCTCTGTTGGGCCACTCGAAGCTCGAGCGATATTGAGCCGACGGTTGAAATACACGTTCGTGTAGTCGCCCCGAGTCCGCTTGGTAATCTCAAGCGTCACGTCGAGTAACTCCTCGAGTCGCCCCGAGAGTTCACTGAACTTGGCAAGCTCTAAGCCCAGCGTCTTCAGATCGGCTTTGACATACGGAAGCGATGCCTGGGTGATGACCGAGTTTTTGAAGATATGCCGACCTGCTTGTGAACCAGAGATGATCTCCAGATCGAATTTGATCATCGGATCCCCTTTTTGGCTGGACTCAAGCTTCGCCGTCTGGATCTTCACCTGGTACTTGCCGTCGGGCACCTCCTCGTAACTAGGTGTCTCCGCAGACTCGAACTCATCATCGAAGGATGTGAGGTCGACCTGCGAGTTGCTTGGTTCGAATGAATCATGACCATTCATAGCTATTTAGCCTTTGCTGAAGGAGTGCTTGCCGGCGCGGGACTCTTCGCTGCGCTGCTGGTGCCGGTTTCCGAGCTGCGAGCGGGAGAATTGAAGGCTTTGACGAACTGCTCGTAATCAAGAGGTAGCAATTCAGGCAGACGGCCAGTGCGATCACCGGCCTCGTAGGTTGGATGGGGCTTGGTGCGCAACACCCGTTCGATCGTAACATTGCCCGCAGCATCCTTTTTGGCGACCGAGTCACCGAACAAAATGATGTCCACGAGTCCCAATACGACATTGCGTGCGCGATCCGGGAGGCTTGGAGTGGTCTTCGTGTACTCCCCAGTTCGCGTCTCGATCGTTTTGTCGATCGCATGCGAAATAAGGATCAAGCCATACGGTAAGCTGGCTAATCGAGTAAGCACACGATGCCATTCGTTCTTGACCAGAGCCCATCCCTTACCGTGGCCCATGTCCCCTTCGTACTCGATACCATGCTTGGCACAGACGTAGTCGGAGCACATTTTGAAAGCGTTGTCGACCGTATCGATCACAATCGTTTTGAAATTGTGGTCGCCCTTGGCAACTAGCTTGCAAGCCTCGAGGAACGCCTCCCAAGAGTAGGTCGGTACTTTGAAGACCTCCAAGTGGTTCAGACCAGGCTCGCACTCGAAAAAGAGTGCCCCTGGTGCCTTACTCGCAAAAGTGCTTTTTCCAAGTTTGGGATTTGCGTAGAGTAAGATGGATTGTTTTCCAAGCTCGGTCACAGGCTTGGAAGCTTCGGTCGGTAAAAAGATGGTCATCGCAAATCAGTCCTTTCAAAAAACGGGTGAGTCAGAATCGATCGAGGTGAGCTCTTCATGCGGTGGAGTGATCTCATAGAGGTTCTCCGCAACGTTGGGATTGAAGCCAGATTGGCAGTACGAGAGGTACTCGCAGGGACGCTGGTACGAGAAGCAGCTCGATGTGTTCAGCAGCCATTTGCCACGTCGTCGTGCATCGAGGTACTGCTGGGTGATCTCCCAGACCTCATCTTGGAGCATGGCCAGCCGCTCTTCAGAGAGATAAATGAACTCCCGATGGAACGATTCTGGTTTTGAGTACCATGCCGCCAGTCGCCCCTGAAACTCCTCGTTGGTTTCAGGCATCTGGCGTTTGGCCGTCGACTTGCCGCTCTTGTTCTTGGCGGCTAGTTCCGCGTGGCGAGCTTCGTACTCTTGCTCCGTTTCACCTGGGCTTTGTTTGAGACGGCTCTTTAGGAGCACGTTGTAAATGATGCCGACGATGGGATAGCCGAGCTCGCGGAGGTAAAACGAGTACAGTGCGATCTGCGTATCAGTCCACAATTTGTCCAGGTAGTTGCCATCGATCGACGCAGCGGTTTTGTGCTCGAGCAGATACATCCCATCAGATCGCTGGACGATCGCATCGGCTTTGCCAGCCATCACAAAGGTTTGACTGCAGCGGCCTGTGTCTGGATTCCGAATCTGTCCGGTGAAGGTTTTCTCAACCTCGATGATCTTGAAGTCCTCGGTTGGGTAGCGCGAGGCATACCCTGTGAACATGGCTCGTGCCAGATGCCAGTTGGCCATTTGATTCTCGTCCGTGGCTCGTTCGGGGAAGCTCCGGTCGATGAAATCAAGAGCTTTCCACAGGCGATTTACATCGTTGACGGATCGATACCAAATCTCGATGGCACTGTGGATTACGCTTCCAAACGACAGCGATTCGACCTTCATCCGTGGACGTAGGTTATCGATATACCGATGTTTATACTTGCGAGGACAATTGCGAAACGTATTGAGCGCTGAGTAGGTCAGCACGTTTTTGTCGCTTGTCTCAGGAGGCAGCGTAGTTTGGGACATGAAATTGCCGTATTCAAAAAGAGTGGCGGTGAATCAGTTTTGTCACCGATTAAAAATTCATCCGATAGGAGTCGTTCCTATCGAGAAGGTTGCCGTTAAGGCGTTTTGCGCCTCGCTCCCGAGCGATCAGAGATTCACTCAGCTTCATCGACGCATTGGTTTGCGAGCATGGTTTGCAGATCCGATTGCCAGCGCTCTTGGATTGAAACAGCTTGTTGCACTTGAGACACCTTCGTTCTCCAGGCTCATGAGGCACCAGTCGCGTTGACATCGTCGGCGGATCTTTCAGCAAGAATTTCATGGGTTGTTTGTCGCTAAGAAACATGCTCTCGGTATCTGTTGAAATACCCGACTCATTGGTCGACTGACGGTTACTCATCGAGATATCTGTCAAATCCTGCGTCCTCAAAAAGCGATTGAATTTTTCTCATCCAGTCGTTGACCGTGGTTCGAGGAACACCCAAATCGCGTGAAATCTCCGAGATCGTTTGAGTCTGCCTTCGACGGAGAAGATCTTGGAATCTCTCGGGTAAGGTCTTCATGAAAGCGGCAAGATCAAGACGAAGGTCGTTGAGCTCTTCATCGCTAAGCCGACGCTCGCGGCCTAACCGCCGATCTTGGTCCTTGTCGTGTAGAACCTGCGACATTTCCACATGGGCATCTTCCTCGGACCTGACGGTCTTACTAAGGCTCACACGTCCGCGAGTTGCACGTTTTGCGACGTTGCGATCACGAACGACATTGCCTAAGTGACGCTGAACGACCGTGACGATAAACGGACGGATGTGACCGACCGCAGGATCAAAACTTTCCAAGCTTTTAGTGACCTGGGCGTAGGCTTCTTGGACTAGATCGTCTCGATCTTCGTTTGTAAGATTGGTGGTCGCGATCACCTTTCTGACCTGACGGTGAATTACTCGCCGAACGAATTTGTCGTCACCCAGGTTTGACTGTGTTGTTTCCTCTGACATCTGATAATTCCTCTCGATTCCCCACAGGAACAGGTCTGAGATTGCAAGCCTGTGGGGATCGACCGCTTGTTTGCGGTGCTTTGTGTTGATGTAAGTAAGACCCGTCGCCTACGACTGGCGAAAATTCCCAAAACAGCCTTGGGAAAAGAGAAAATCCACTGGTGCAATCACGAGAAACCCAGAAAAAACCAGGGTTTTAGTTCGCGGAAATTTGCTAAATTCCCTAGAGAGGGTTTTGGGAAATTCCCGGATTTCCCAATTCGACCTTTTTGGACAGCCAAACGGAGACTTGGGTTTTCTGGCTCGCTGCGGAGAAAGAGAAACGAGAACTCCGAGTCCAGTTAGAGAGCTTTTTGACTCGCTTGTGAACGCACTCCTTGGCGTCGAAAACGCTGGCATCGGCCATAGGCTCGATTTTTTATCAAGAACTAGACTGCTAAGCAGCAATTGCCGCATAGAGTCGAACTGAATTTTGACTAAGCGATCCCTTAAGACCGCTTCGCTAGGAATCGCAATCACATTGCGATGTTCGCTAATCTTGGACATAGATTTACCTCCATCGAAGTGGGAAACGTGACGATGGAGGTAATCTATTGGGGACCCATTACCAGAGTCTTATCAGAGAATTATCAGCGTTTTCTTTTCGTGGCAGATTTTTTATTCGATGTCTTTTTGGTGGAGCGTTTGGGGTTAGCCGTCTTGCTGTTGCGGTTTGGTGATTCTTCGACTCTTTCAACTAGGATTTGCTGACTCCGAGTAGGTCTATAGACCCTTAAACCCAACTCCCCCCCAATCGTTTTATTTAGAGGTCCTAGGACTGCGTGGAACAATCTTGTTTGCGTAGACTTATTCACCCTAGGCAACAATTTTTCGACACACTCCCCATACTTACCGGGACCATTTGCGATGGATTCGCAAAGGATGTAGTTGTGGGAGACGGGGTTCCATTGCTTTTGTGCATACTCAAAAAGTCTTTTGTAATCCGCCAACGAATCCTCCACCAAATGTGCCGTGGGTGCATGCGGGGTTGGACTCCCTGAGATGTTGTAACACCGCTTCAAGGTGGACCAAAGTGAGTGGAGTTCCGCCCCATGAATACTCAAAACCGAAGTCCATTTGCCCAATATCTCCGCCGCCCGTGGCGATGCGCGTAGAGGCGGACTCAACCGCTCTAGATATGCCTGAGTTCGAGCTATTCGCATGAGTGTTTTATGGACCGCTTCCACTTTGGAGTCGAACGACTTGCGCAAACTCTCAGTGGCGTAACACCCTAACCAAATTGAAACACCTTCTGAGGGTTCCCACAAATCCAATGCAAGCAGGATTGGACAGTGGTCCTCATCTTTCAAATCCAAAGGCGATTTCCCAAACACCACATCCGCCAACTCGGATAAAACTTGGTCCAAACCTTGGACATACTCGGACGGGATGGTTGGTGACACAGAGACCCCAAAGTTGTTGTGAGATTGGCAGGCCAACGGGGGCTCGATGCTTTGGAACATCGCAACCCCGGGCAGCCGTACGCAGGGGATCAGCCTGCTACCGACACCATCAATTTATCGGATGATCAGGAAATGGAAACTGGAGCTATATGGCATTCGCCAAGTTGGTGCGTTACACGCGAACTCCAGAAAATGGTTTGCCGAAAGCGGCAGAAGTTGGCAATCCCCCTAAAAAACAGAGCAGCAGGAGTCTTTGAAACCACGAGGTCTGCAAGATTCTGTTCTTCTGATCTCCCGTGTTTTTTCGAACTTTTGCCCCTAGTCCGCTGGAAACGTTTCCAGGTGCGCGCCTGAAGAGCAATTGCTGCGATCAGAAAAATTTGGTTTTTTCCGTGTTGTTTGATCGCATTGGTGGCGTTAGTAGTTCGTTGCCGCAGTGACTGCGGATGATTGGCGTTTCTCGTACAATTTGCGAATCAGAGGTTCATCGCGCATGAACGATCCCGACTTGGAGATAGTGGCGACGAAAGTCGCCGAGATGATTTGGCTAAAGTTTCAAAATCGCTACGCTACAGCGCCGCCCTTTACAAGCACCCCAATGAGTAACACCGCTTCAACTAACCGTTTTTTTCTGTCTGTCGGCTCCGAGGCTCCTGGGCCGTCATCCGTTTTTTACTATGTCAACGACGAATGGATGGCCGCAGAGCTCTGCAAGCTGTTTGAATCGGAGCTAGGAGAGTCTTCCGAGCAGAAAATCTCCTATTTCATGATCGACAGCAACGATATTTCTCAGCTCTTGCTGCATCTAGAGTCCGTCGATGAGCTGGCGATCTACACTGATCCAGACCTAGGGGTTTATGATGCGACACCATCGGAAAATGTAGTCCGAAGAGCTAGATACTATTCGCGAGCTCAACACTGGGAAAGTAAACTCGAAAGTCTACTCAAACAGAAAGCAGCAGCGAGCAAGAACCAAAGCTCATCAGAGCAATCGGATTCGAAGGGCATCGATTCAAGCAGTGGTGGCTCGGCAAGCTCCAAAGAACCCAAGAACGACACTGGAAGTAGAGCAACTTCTGCTTCCGAGCAGACGCTAGAAGATCTGCTCAAGGAGGTTCCAGAGGAAGACTGCCGCAACGCGTCCTACATACTACTGATGTGGTTTGCTCAAGCCTACCACAGGATGCTTGAGGCGACCACTTTCCACGCTGAATGGCTCACCGCCAAGGATCTGAATCTAAATCAATCATACATTAGAACCATTCAAGTCTTATCCAACTTGCTCACAGAAAATAGCTACCTGAGCGACTTCCCGGAAAAGTTTGAGCCTATCTTTCAAGATTTGTATCCAAGCACAATAGCTGATGTCGACTGGCAGTGGATGGTAGCGCCCCATGCTGACGGTTTTTTAGCGACAGTACAAAAATATGTGTTGAGTAAGAGGACTTACGATCCTAAAAAAGATTCGCCTGGCTGGATCATACTACAGATGTTTCTTGATGAAGTTCAGACCGCAATCGAGAATGCAAATAATTATGACCAGAGCATGCGAAAGGAGCGCCAGAGGCTTTTTGGCTCCAAGACCAAGAGCAATTCAGAAAGCGCAAACGCCAAAGATGAGACGAAACCTAGCTCCGGCAAGAAAACAGATGAGACTCCACCAGCTGAGTCAAAGTCAAACACCAATTTGTCTTTTCCAGAAAGTGCCAAATGGTCAGAGTTGTCGATACGATTTCTAGACGCTCACAACGTTCAGGTTACGTTCCGCGATCAATCCCAACGATTTCACTTCACGCAAATGAACATGGCTGACGGTCGATCGAACACCAAACCAGCAAAACAGTGGTTCCTTCTTGAGTTATTTGCCAAAGAAAGAGGGACTATCACATGGAACAGCAAAGGTTCTTCAGACAAGTGGAAAAAGCACAAGCAAAAGCTTTGCCAAACACTGCGTAATCTATTCGAAATCATCGGCGATCCCATCGTTTACTCGAACGACGACAAAGGGTGGAATACCGTGTTCGAAGTCCGCGAGACGTAGTCTCTTATGTAATGTTTGAACGATCACCCGTTCGTGCGTTTGAGTTTGAACCATGCGCTCCGTTGCTTACTCCAGCTTAGATACATGGAGATTTCCTGAATCTCCTTCAGCCCAATTTGATCTCGCGTGACATGGTTACTAACTTGGAGAAGAATATCCTCCTGGATCTCTGGGGCAAGCAACCGTAGATTCATGATCTGCGTCACACGAGCCCGCGTCACGTGACCAAGCCGGGCGAGGTCAGCGAAATCTGTGACCACCCCTTTCTTGATAAGACCCTCGAAGTGAATCGCGAGTGCCATATAGCGAGCGATCCGAGGGATGCGTTCTAGAGGTTTGGTCTCTTTCGAAGTGCCCGTTTTCTCAACCATTCTCTTTCGAGCCCCTCGGCCCTGTGGCTTGATTGAGAACTGAAAATCAACGCTTACTGTATCGTTCATGATGCGGCTTCCACAAGTTCGGGGCGTTTATTTCTGGCGATCGATTTGATTCCGTCCGGGTGAAATGTGATGGTAACTCGCCCATTGGCACCGTCGTAATCGACCTGCTTGACGATTAGCTGGACGATCCGTGATTGTTCGCGAACCGTGAGCGATTCCCAAACCGGCTCAAAGCTATCGAGCGCTGTGGCTACATCGTTGGATGTCAGCGCCTGCGACTTTAGTAGGGTTAGTTTTGCGTTGACGACGGTGAGCCGATTCTCAGCAATCCGAAGATCCTCATGCCAATCTGCTAACTGTTTCAGCAGGTTCGCATCTGGGGAATTTGGTTTGATTTTGGGGGCAGCAATTCGGATGGCTTCGTTCCAATACTCGATCTCCTTCACGATTTCGTCTCGCTCGGCCACAAGGGCGTCGAGTTCGTGTTGTGTCTGGACTTTGGCTTGCTGCACGACCTCGTCGACAAGCCTCTCGTTTTCTACGACTTGGCGTATTTTGTCGACTACGAACTTCTCGATTTCGGCCGCTGGCACCGATTTCGACTCGCAGATCCGTCTGCCACGCTTCTGGGCCTTCATGCACACGTAGTATCGGTAGCGTTTGGCCCCACTCTTTGTCGTATGCGTCGGAGTCATCGAGCAATCGCAACAGGAGCATCGCAGGATTCCCTTGAGCAAGGCACCAAATTTGTTTCTTGCATCGACACCGCCAGTCCGACCGTTTCGTCGAAGCAGGGACTGGACCCTTTGCCACACATCGGGCGTGACGATCGGGTCGTGTTCACCTTCGTTGATTTCGTCTTTGTAGGCTAATTTACCAATGTAGGTCACGTTGGTAAGGAGTCGGAACAGCGTTGCTTTGGTGAACGGCGAACCGCCTCGAAGTATGCCCTTCTTGGTATTCCAGGACTTGTTGTTCCAACTGCGATTGTCAAGTTCTGCGATGGTCGCCATGATCGATTCTCGGTCGATGTACAAATCGTAGATCTTGCGGACTCTGTTGGCTTCGACTTCATTCACACGGAGCTTGCCCCCCTGTGGATCAATGTCGTAGCCCAGCAGTGGCATCCCTCCGGACCATTTTCCCTTCCGCCGGGCGGCAGCGATTTTGTCGCGGGTCCGCTCTGATATGATCTCGCGTTCGAACTGGGCGAAGGAAAGCAGTACGTTTAGCATCAGCCGGCCCATCGAGTTGGTCGTATTGAACTGTTGCGTCACGCTTACGAATGCGATTTGGTTACGTTCGAAGACTTCGAGCATTTTGGCGAAGTCCATCAGCGAACGGCTCAGTCGATCGACTTTGTAGACGACCACACAGTTGACCTTTCCAGCTTCGATGTCCGCCAGCAGTTGCTTTAGAGCCGGTCGATCCATGTTGCCACCGGTGAACCCACCGTCATCGTAGTGATCGGGCAGGCAGTTCCAGCCCTCTTGCGTTTGGCTTTTGATGTAGGCTTCGGCGCATTCGCGTTGAGCATCGAGGGAATTGAACTCTTTGTCTAGCCCCTCGTCTGTGGACTTTCGTGTGTAGATCGCACAGTTCAGCCTGTGATTGTTGTTGGGTTTGTTCATTGCTCCCCACCTTTCTTGCTAAGTTTGAAGAAGTGATACCCATTGCAGTGCTGCCCCGTGATCTTTTTGGCCACAGCGCTGAGTGTCTTGTAGATTGCTCCGTCGTATTCGAAGCCGGTTTCCAGGACCAGTACCAGAATCGTCTGGCCCTTGTAGACTCGCTCGATGACTGATCTAGGGGGAGGCAGACGGCTGTCTTCCCCCGGTTCGACGAATCCGGTCACCGTGTCGGCCACAGGATTTGTCACCGGTTTGGTAGCCTTGGGGGCCGTCGTTCGGATGTCGGTGCCGCGTGCTAGTTCGGCCGCCCGACGTCTAGCTCTCTCGGAAATGTCACCCTCGATATTGGCTTGCATCTTCCAGGCGATGCGTTTGAGTAGCCATTGCTTATTGCGAGTGTTTGTCGGCTCGCCCCACGTCTCTTCGAACCTCTCTCGCAGTTGCCCCACCGTCATGCGTTGGAGCAGCGCGACCTCTTTGTCGATGTCTAGTTGCATTGATTTCTCCTGAGAAAACGGACTCACTGGTCGTTAACCACGTTGGTCACAGAGAGCACGCTTTCTGGAGAAAGCTCAAGGCAAGCT